TTGCTGAATGGCTAGATCCTATTGAAGGTAAAAAATTAAAACCAGCTATAAATTATAGTGAAGGATATGTGTTAAAAGATGATGATGACGTATTAATTTTGTATATGACATATAATGATACAGATATTGGTGATACTTGTGTCATTCCTAAAGAAAATGTTGTTAATATTTGTGAGTTGAAAAATATTAAAAAAAATGTCAGTAAAGAATAAATAGACCTCTAAGGCCCTAGATATGCCTGTAAAGATAACATATCAAACTCCTCTGAGACAATCTAGGTAAACTTAACAAGCATACGGAGGTTAAAATGTCTGCTTCTATTACTAATGCTTTTATCACTCAGTTCGAAGCTGAAGTGCATATGGCATATCAAAGAATGGGTAGTAAGCTAAAAAGCCTAGTGCGTACTGTAAACGGAGTAAGTGGCGAATCTGTAAAATTCCAAAAAGTTGGAACAGGTGAAGCTACAAGCAAAGCAAGACACGCAGAAGTAGTTGCTATGAACATTTCTCACACAAATGTAACTGCAACTCTAGCTGATTTCTATGCGTCTGATTACGTAGACAAACTAGACGAGCTTAAAACCAATATTGACGAAAGATCAGTTGTTGCAAATAATGCAGCATATGCTCTTGGTCGTAAAACTGATTCTATCATTACAGATGCTATGAGTTCTGCTACTACACTAGCTAACAATGCTGGTGCTCAAGGTGGTACTGTTGCAACTGATATGAACGTAGATAAGTTCCAAGAAATGCAAGCGCTTTTCGGAACTAACAGCGTTCCTGATGATGGCGGAAGATACTGGGCAATCGGCCCTAACCAATGGTCTAACTTATTAGATGAAGATCAATGGTCAAGAATGGAATACATTGGATCTAACGAATTACCTTTCTCTGGTATGAATTACACAGCGAAAAAATTCTTAGGTTTCTTAGTATTTGTACATTCTGGTCTAGACACATCTGGTTCTACTGATAGACACACTATTGCATGGCACAAGTCATCAATGGGTCTAGGTGTAGGATCTGAAGTTAGAACTGAAGTAAACTATATACCTGAAAAGGTATCTCACTTAATGACTTCTTACCTATCCATGGGATCAATTCTAATTGATACTAATGGTATTAGAGTACAGAAGTGTGCGGAATAGGAGATAAATAATGGCATACGCAACTTCAAATCCGATTAAGAAAATTGCTGGAATGGGTGCTGGAAACTCACTATGGTTTTATACTGATGGTGATGCTAAAGCAGCTGTTGTAGCTTCAGGTTATTTCAATTCTGCTTACAAAGAATTAAGCAAAGGTGATGTTATCCTTTGTTCAATCGGTGTAGGTGGTACTCACGAAATGGACACAATTACAGTTACTTCTGAAACAGGTGCAACTACTGTAACAACAGTAGCTCTTGCATAAGGAGATTAACAGCTATGAGGGGGTTTATCCCCCTCTAGTCAAATAGGAGAAATTATGGCAATAAGTGCAGCAATAGGTGTAGGTAAAAAAATAGTAGGCAAAGCTATTAAAGCAGCTAAAAAAAAGAAAAAAGATTTAGAAAAAACTAAAGCTGGTAAAAAAGTTCAAGAAAGTGTTTCTAAAGCAACTGAAAAAACAAAAGAAGGAATAAAAAAAGTAAAAGAACAAGTAAAACCAACCATTGAAAAAGTTAAAAAAAGCAAAAGAAAAGCTGTTGTAATGACTAAAAGAAAAATGGGACCTGTAAATAGAGAAAGATTAGAAAGAGCTGGAAGAACTGCTGCTGTTGCAACAGGAGGTACAATAGGAGCTGGATTAGGATTAGCTGCTGCACCAACTGCAACAGGCGCTGCTCTTGGTGGAGTAATAGGAGCAACTGCTAGTAAAAATAATGCTTTAGGTGGAGCAGTAAAAGGTGGTGCTATTGGTGGAGCATTAGGATTAGCTGCAAGTGCTGGATTAGCAGCATCAATTTTAAAAACATCTACTCCTGATGAAGCTCAATATACAACAAAAAAAGACGCTGGTGGAAGTTTTGTAACTCAATTAGGTAAAGGAAAAAATGCAAATGTATTTACAAGCACAAAACAACTTTCAGGAAAAGATTTAGATATTGTTAGAAAAGGTATTGCTATTATGGATTCAATACTTTTAAGTGAAAATCCAAAATCAAGACAAAAAGAATTTATGGAAATAGCAATGTATTTAAGTGCAAAACATGGAATTACATCACTACAAGGGGCTAATTTAAATGTTGTTATACCACAAGGATTAAATGAAAAAGGAAATAGAAATCTTCTTGTTAGACATGATGGTAAATTTTAGTGTATGGCAGTAACCAAAGTAGATATAGCTTCAAGAGCATTAGTAATGATAGGAGCAAATCCTATTGCTTCATTTACTGATGGAACAACAGAAG